ATGCTTAATGAAGAGCAGGCAAAGGAGGTAGCATTGCTACATAAAATCCAATTTGCAGTAGAAACAGTGGACGTCTCTAAATTCTATGAGGCAATTATTTTATATTCGATGGAATATGATTGCACTGTTCCTAACGGGGTAGTAAATCTTGTTGAAGCACAGGAGAGAAAAGCTACACAAGATGAGCTAAAACAGGTAATGCAGGAAATAGCAATACCTGTAATTAACAGCATTAGAACAAGCAAAAAATGTGAATAAGAATTTTTGCTTTTTAATAGATACATTGTGGGAAATATATAATATTAATTAAAAATAGAAGGGATTATTCCCTTCTATTTTTGTAAAAAGAAATACACTTCTAACTTGTCATTTTCCTTATCGTAAACACAATGATCCACAACGCTTCTAATAGCGTTAGCCCTGGTTAATGTATCTTTAGAAGTATCCTTGATGATGCCTAGAACAGATGTTATATTCTGAAGCATTTCATCAGAGGAATCAGCTTCAGATGTTTTAAGAGAATAAAGCTGTGCTTCCAGATTTTTTCTCTCATTATCGATTATCTGTTTATTCTCTTTATACTCATCTATGGTGTCTATACCATCTCTATAAGCCTGTTTTATCCGGGCTTCTTTATCACTAAGCTTAGAGATCTGATTCAGAATCATATCCTTGTCATTTGCATTCGCTTCATTTGAAGGTTTTTTGAGTTCATAGTGCAATTCATCCGGATTTTGCATTACACGGTCAAATGCTTCATATACAGCTTCCTCAAGGGCAGCAGTCTTGATAAAGTGACTATGAGAACATTTTCCTTTGTTGTAATTACCACATTGGTAGCGGGTAGCATTAAGCCCGGCAATAAGTGAAGCACCACAGTCAGAGCATTTAACAATTCCACCAAGCCAGTGCTTCATGTGTCCAGCTGCTCTTGCTTTATAAGGACGGCTTCTTAAAGCCATAAGGTGCTGTACCTCGTCCCATGTTTCTTTGTCAATGATTGCTGGGTGTTTACCCATAACAATAATCCAGTCACCAACATCCTTAATAGTATGGTCATCGTGCTTCTGTCTGTTCCAACGTACAGCTCCGTAATAGAATGGATTGCTCAATATATATTCAACTGTTCTGCCTTCATAGGCTGCACCTCGTTTTGTTTTATATCCAAGAGCGTTAAGCTCTCTGGCAATTTCTAAATAACTGTGGCCGGCAACGTATTCTTTATATATCTTTCTTACAATTATAGCTTCAGGTTCATATATGTAAGGTATGCCAGTATCCTTATTCATTCGGTAACCAAGTGGAAGAGAGGATTGGTAGCCACCTCTTAGGGCTTTTTCTGTCATACCTCTAAGGACTTCTCCAGATAGGCGGATAGAATAATATTCGTCCATCCATTCTATAATTCTTTCAATGAGGCTTCCGAAAGGACCATCAATGAGAGGCTCTGACACGCTCACAACCTCTACATTATTCTTTTTCAGCAAAGATTTATAAACAATTGATTCCTCCTGATTTCGGGCAAAACGGCTGAATTTCCATACAAGGATAACATCAAAGGGATGTTCCTTACTCTTAGCCATACCAATCATCTTCATAAATTCAGGACGCTTATCAGCTTTCTTTCCAGATATACCATTATCAATGTATATGTTTTCTGCGAGGAGAGATATATTGTTCTTTTTAGCATAATCAATCAAAAGCCTTTTTTGTGCATCTGGAGACAGTTCTTCCTGCTTATCAGTAGATACACGAATGTATCCGGCTGCAATTTTCATGTTAAGTATATTTTTAGCCATACAATCATCCCTTTCAACTGGTTACAAAATGTCACCGGTTTATAAAATATATGCAAGTTGCACCAGTGCAACTTAAAAAATGGGTACAAAAATAACACCTACTTGCAAAAGCGGTGTTTAGAATGATATAATATGGCTTGCTTAGGGCGATTATATCATTTGAGCACAGCTTAATTGTAAGTCGCAAGTAAAGGCTCTTGTGTTCCAGCACAGGAGCTTTTATTTATTATAAAACCATCTAGGTAACAATACCGCCATGGTATAAAAAAGACTCTGGACCCGAAGGACACCAGAGTACGTTCAAGAGTAGTTTACTGGTGTCGTGTTCAGATGTCAATCAATTATAAAGTAAAGTGAAAAAATCTATTTATCTTAATAGCTTTAGAATAAAAAGCTATTAGATACATATGTGTACAAGGTAATTTACTGGATTCAAATTCAGGACAGGTGCATTGCTTTAAGCTTGCTCTATATTTACCAAAACGCCCAGCGGCTAACTTCTTATCTATGTAAAAGCTGCCATTATATTTCATTGCAGCATCCTGCTTTTGTATCTGGTCTGGTAGAGCATGTATATCATTATCAAAATCCGGCCAGCTAAGGACCTCACATCTTCCGTATATTTTCATTTAAAAACCTCACTGTTGATGTGCGAATATTTCAACCATATCCACATCTTTACATTGCCTGTCGTAGTCTCCATTTTCGATATGAGTAAGTTCGTGATGATATGATATAAGGTGCTGTTCCCGGTTCAGACGGGAGTTAAGTACAATAGTAAAAGAATCGTCACAGTTATTTACAGTGTATGCTTTAATAGTTGCAGGCATATCTGCATAAATCACATTAGTAGTAATAATTATCATCCCCTTTAGTTAATAGAAATTATTTAATGCCTCATCTTCAAACTTTCACGATATTGTTCTGCATCAGGTACATCTATGAATTCAACAGTCTTGTCGTAGTTCTGTCTAATTACTTCTTTGATTTCATCAAGTGTTACATTAAAGAATTCTCGTCTATGGTTAATCATATTAACCTTTCTATCTTCAAATGCTTTATGTAAAGCATTCTCAAGGGCTGGTGCATTATCAGAGAATATCATTGCGTGTACATCAAAATTAAATGGGACTGAAGCATCTCCGAGCTCATCTACTCTGTCTTGAGGATTAAGTCGGCGAGTCATACCGATTTTATAAATGTTTTCTCCAAATGCACCAATGTTGGATATAACATATACATAACCGGCACGCTGGTTAGCTTCACGGTAATCTAAATCTTTTATTTTAGTATCAATGATACCAAGCTGCTCTTCTAAACTAGCTTTCTTTTTTAACAATTCATCAGAAGGAGTCTCACAGGATTCAATTTGTTTTAAAACGGACAGTAGTGCGTTTTTATAGTGAGTTCGTTCTTTATCAATAATCTTTCTCTGTTCTTCTATTTCCTTCTGAAGCTTAGCTGCTTCTCTTAAAGCTGCACGGGCTTCCTTTTCAGCTTCTTTTTCTTCCTGCTTTTTCTGACGATATTCAAAGGCAAGATGCAACTCATCAACTTTTGCTTGATAGTAAGCATCAGTAATAGATATTTGCATTGTCTTGCCAAGACGGGATATTGTATTACGTGCTGTGGTAATCCGCTTTAGCGACATATCGAAATTATTATATTTGACTTTGTTCACCATTTCGTCACATTCGCTGTTGAAAGCTCTTATTAGAAGCTTCTGTGTATCATTTACCATTTTAGAACCTTTCTGAAGGCTCCCATTAACAGTCCAATTTATAGAACCTGTGGCAGCAGTTCCGTTTTTAATCATTTGCTTTTGTCGTTCTCTGATGGATAATAATCTATCCTTATACTCATCAGACGAGGCAAAATCATAAACTGGAGTATATAAACCAAATTCTTGAACCAGTACATCATCTTGCATAATAATTAATTTAGACTTTGTTTCAGATATAAGATCTAATAAGCTATTATATTCTTGACCTTTTTCGTTTATCCGGTTATACAAGCTATCAAATTGACTTTGCAAGTCATTAATCTGAGTTTTCAGAGATTCTATATGCTTTGCCATATCAAAACTAGTCTGCATTTCAGGTGTAATTAATCTTTTTAATTGTTCGTTTTCTTCACGGAGCTTCTTAGCATTTAAAATATCAGATAGTCCCATAGGTTACCTCCTTGGCTATTTATTAGTAGACATTCTGTCTATCATTTCTTTAACAAATTGAATATCTTCCCGTTTAACTTTTCTTGATGCATCAAAGAGAACTTTGTAATCAGGGTTTTCATATAAGAACTGTGCCATATCTCTGGCATCATCATCAAGGTAGTAGGTATCTTCATTCCTGTTATCTTCGATTAGATCTCCGACATTTACATGTAAGTAGTTTGCTATATCTATAATAACATCAACCTTGGGGACTCTTAATCCAGCGCACCAATTTGATACTGTGGATTTGTCAAAACCAAGGTCATTAACTAAATCAGATTGAGTTTTGTTATTCATCATTAAATAGTATTTAAGCATTTCTGCAAATTTATTGGTTCCCATTTAGTTCAGCTCCTTTCTATAGCATTATTATAACAAAAAGAAAACTTAAAGCAAGCAAAAAGCAAAAAAAGTTTTCAAAATGTATTGACAGTTTTCAAAAAGGGGAGTAGTATAATCGTGAAAGGAGGATATGAATGTTGGAAAAAGTAGCGGAACCAATTAAAATATCACTGGCAGCAGCTAGAGTAAATGCACGAAAGACGCAGGCCCAGCTTGCAGAAGAAATGGAAATATCAAGAATGACACTGGCAAATCTGGAAAATGGAAAAACACAAATAAGCAAGGCACAATTACATCTTTTTTGTGAGTTATGTAATATACCAGTTGCTAATATTTTTTTGCCTTATAAGTTTTCAGAATGAAAACATTTATCTATTCAAGGAGGTGAGAGAGTAATTGAGCATAAAACCTACAAATATATAATTCGCAGTTATGAACCATTTATGGAAGAGAGAACAAAGACATTTATTCAGGCGTTATCAGCTATAAAGAAAATGAAATTATCAGGTATTAAACATTATGAAGTTATAAGGATACCATTCAGAGAGAGACATCCTAACTTCCCAATATATTTTTCAATAGTTGTGCTAGTGATTGCAATGCTTTCTGGATAAGTGCATTAGTGTATATATCATAGCTGCTTAGCAAAGCAAGAAGGCAAGGAATGAGAAGCAAGCAGATTTTTAACTTGCATTATTAAATACAACAAAGAAGGGAGCAGGCAGATGATTATAAGAACAGAATATGCTAACTTCGGTAAGCCAGAGGACTTACTAAGGTATATGCAGGAAGAAAACATTGAGACTGTAACAGTAGAGTCGGAATACTGGGGTGCAAAGCTAGCTCCTATGAGAATGACACAGAAAGATGTAGAAGATTGGGTGAAAATGAAGGAGGATTGAATGAATTACACATCAGTAGCAATAACAGTAATTATTTGTTTAACAGTATTGGCTTTATGTCATGAACCTAAAGACCGTAAGTAGCATATAAAACATAAAGAGCCATGAGGTGAGAGAGTGAACATAGTTATAAAGATTATAGATGGGGGGAAAATAATAGATTTCTCAACCCTGGATGAGGATAAGAAGAAAGAATACGGACAGCGCCTCAATGAGCAAGGGCTAAGTGCTATGGGGTATGTCCGTAGTAAGGAGGCAACATGAGAGACATAGGTTTGATAATTGCATACAACAAGCGTATTAATGCGGCGGTAGACGATAGACGCATAAGGGACGCGGCAAAGTGGATGTGCAGACTCCATAAGCTGGAACATAAGAACAAGGTGCCGGCGGGAAGTTTCAGACTAAGAAGCATATAAAAAAGAGCCGCTTGGACCAGCGGCTCTAGTACTTAGAACATAAAATGCTCTGCAAATATAACAATATTATTGTATCAGAAATGTTCGAGTACATCAAGAAAAAAATAATAAAAAGGTCTTTTTTCTTGGGCTTGTAATGAATATTAACAAGTCTGCGAAAATAGAAACTGAATTAAGGGGTGTACATGAAAAGAAAAGGTACAAGGTACATTCCCTATGATTATGAAGCGGCTATTGATAAATCTGTAGAAGATATGAATGAGGTCTTCATGGAGTACATGCTGAAGACCAAATACAGGTGTGTCTATACATGTAAGGAGATCCGTGCAGGTAATCAGTTAGAGATAGAAATATATCCTGAGTTCACGAGGAAAGAGGACATTCCGGAGGAAGGACGGATAAGGGATAAAGAAACCCAGAAGAACCTGAACAATAAGAATGCTATTAAGTATTGCTCAAGACTGATTATTGAGAACTTCACAAATGAAGATATATGGATGACGCTTACATACTCTGAGGGGAATGAACCATCTAGCTGGGAAGATGCTATTAAGAATATGACTAATTACATCCGACGGATTAATTACAGACGCAAGAAGTTAGGTCTGCCTAAAGCCAAGTACATATATGTTACAGAACATGATCCTGACGCAAAGGTGCGCTGGCATCATCATGTGATTATGGACGGGCTTCTTGACAGAGATATATGTGAGAAGTTGTGGAAGCTGGGAGAGCGTTCCCAGTCAAAGCGACTTGAGGAAGATGCTTATGGTCTTGTAGGAATGGCAAAGTACATAACAAAGGACAAGCACCGGCAGAAAAATGAGAAGCGGTGGAACTGCTCAACAGGGCTTAGACAGTTCAGAGTTCGTAAGGTCCGTTCTAAGAGAAAAGGCGGAAATGGGCGGTATGTTCCTGTAAGCAAATATATAGACACATTTGTAAGAGATAAGGCTGCAAGGGAAGCAGAAATACAAGCCTGGCATCCGGAATATTCTCTTCTGGAATCACAGGTGTATTACAACGGAGTAAATGGCATGTTTTATATAACAGCAAGACTCCGGGATTGGAGAAAAAGAGATGCAAAAGGTAGACGTATTCATCCAGACGACAGCTAAAGGTCCGGCAATAAAGAAACATACGGAATATATGTATGTCTTAAAGATAGTAATTAATGGCAAAGAGTTCATTAGAAACGGCAAAGGCACGCTTGAAAATGTAACAGAGAATCAGGCAACACTGCAGGCAATAATACATGCATTAATGCGCTTCCATGAAAACTGCGAAATCCGCATAAATACTAGTTGCGAGCATGTATTAAATAGCTGTAGAAATGCTTGGCCGCAACAATGGGAAAAAGCCGGATGGACGAAAGCTAATGGGAAAGAGGTAAAAAATGCGGATTTGTGGCAGCAGTACTTAAATGTCAGCCGCGGACATGTTATAAGCTGGTCGGATGATAAAGAGCATGAGTTCAGCAAATATATGAAATATGAGCTTAAGAAGATGGAGGAAGAATATGAGAAATGCCAGTGAGGAAGAAAGAATCAAGAATGAGCTGAAAGAACAGGAGTGGCTGAGGCAGGCAATTCTTACATATGATGAGGATAAAAGTGCAGTTAATACCAGTATGCGTGTAAATCATCTTACACAAGTATCAGGGAAAATAGCAAAGTTGAAAAGAGAGTTATACGAATGTCAGCACACAGCGACATATTAAAAATCAAGATGGCTTCAAATGGCATAAATACAGAATGGGAGAAGCATTTTACTCCATAAATGTCTACAAGATACTTATTTATCTAAGTATATATATCACAGCAACTATTAATATGGCAGCAGACCTCCCTGCTATGGGAGGGGAAAGGAGAGTATGAGCAGAAGCATAATGCAGAATACAAAAGAATGTTTTCTGTGTCGTATGAGAGCAGAGAAACAGGGGTATTTTGGACCTCTTACATCATACGGCTTAGAAAAGCACCATGTTATGCATGGGGTAGCAAACAGAAAGATAGCAGAAAAGTATGGGCTTACCGTGTTTTTATGTGAAAAAGACCATAGAACAGGAGCAGAAGCAGTACACAAAAGCAGAGAAACAGATTTGAAACTTATAAGAGCAGGTCAAAGGCGTTTTGAACAGGTATACAGCCACAGAGAATGGATGAATGCATTTGGAAAGAATTATCTGTATGAAGATTCTATGGATAACAATGTGCTTGAACAGGTATTACAGCAGCTTTTTAAAGATAATAAACATCTGAGAGACAAAATATTTACTTCAAGCTTTGAAACAGAGGAAATCATGGAAATCTTATGTGCTGATGAAGCGGTGTATCAGATATGTGTACATAACAGGATTTATACAATGGATATAAATCGAGAATCAGACATGGTGACAATAACTGCACCACCGGACGAAAAAACAGAATGGAACAGAGAAGATGTTGTGGCAGCAGTTATAGATATTTATAGCAAGACTGAGGAGGATATATGATTGCAGAGATAATAAGCTTTATAGCCGGAGCAGCATTAGCGAGTGTTATCGTCGGATTCTGTAAAGCTGGAAAGGACAACTAATGACACAGGAAACATTATTGCAGATAGGAAAACTTGGACTTGCAATAGAAGATGGTGCAAATAGGGTACTGGATATGTACAGAGTCAAGGAAGAACTTATAGGGGAAGACTTATTCAAGGGGGAGCCAAGCGAAGACAGAAGCCATTACGCAGGGTATACAAAGCTGTACAAGCTCCCTGGCATGAAAGATATAGCAGATGATGCGGCTGAATATATCAAGAACCGATTAAGTGAGGTAATTGAAGAATATTGTAAGTCTTTAGAAGTCTGTATTTCTGCATTAAGCGATGCAGTAACAGTAAAAGAGGATAAGCCCGATAGAAAGGCGAAGTCTCCCAGTTAAGAAACAGAATGACAAAAATGGATTCTATTGTGCAAAATGCGGCAGGTATATCTCTACACTTACATTAGACAGGACTATGTGGGGATATAAGAAAGGCAGCAGGTATTACTGCTCGTATAAGTGTATGCGGGCAAAAGAAAAATAAGAATAGCAGAAAGGAGCTTGGAACTCTGGCCAGAGTGATTCGTACGATGTTCCTTTCAGAATGACATACAAGGAGTTTTTAGAAAGCAAGATAGAACTTGCACAGGATAGCGGATTTGAAGTAAATCCGGCAGATATTAACAAAGCATTAAAACCACATCAGGGGGATGCTGTCATATGGGCACTTAAAGGTGGAAGAAGAGCTTTGTTTGAAAGTTTTGGTTTAGGTAAGACTATACAGGAGATAGAATTCTGTAAACAGGTAATAGATCACGAGGGCGGAAGGGCTTTGATTGTTCTTCCACTTGGAGTAAAACAGGAATTTACACAGGACGCTGTGAATGTTCTTGGATATGATGCACCTGTTTATTGCAGAAGCATGGAAGAAGTAGAATCCTGTGACAGCAGAATTGTTCTTACCAACTATGAAAGAGTAAGAGATGGTGATATAAGACCGGATTATTTTGTTGCAACATCGTTAGATGAAGCAAGTGTTTTAAGGTCTTTTGGAAGCAAGACATACCAGACATTTCTTGATAAGTTCAAGAATGTTCCTTACAAGCTGGTAGCAACAGCAACGCCAAGTCCAAACAAATACAAAGAGCTTATACATTATGCCGGCTATCTTGAGGTAATGGATACAGGGCAGGCACTTACAAGATTCTTTCAGAGAGACAGCACTAAGGCAAACAATCTTACATTGTACCCGAATATGGAAGATGAATTTTGGCTGTGGGTTTCATCATGGGCGTTGTTCATAACGAAACCTTCAGATGTAAATCCGGAATATTCTGATGAGGGCTATGTGTTACCTCCACTTGATGTAAGGTGGCATGAGATATCAATACATTATGGGGATACATCTGATAAAACAGGACAAATGCAGTTATTTACAGAAGCGGCAGCAGGCTTGAAGGAAGCTGCAGAAGTAAAAAGAAACAGCATTGACCAGCGTGTTGAAAAAATGAAAGAGATTGTAGAGAGTTCGCCTGGGGAGCATTTCCTTTTGTGGCATGACTTAGAATCTGAAAGAAAAGCAATTCTTAAGGCAATACCCGAAGTTGTAGATATATATGGCTCACAGGATTATGACATAAGGGAAAAGCGGGTTATTGATTTTGCGCAGGGAAGAATCAAGCTGTTTGCAACAAAGAAATCAATATCGGGCTCAGGCTGTAACTTTCAGCGTTACTGCCACAGGGAGATATTCTTGGGGATTGATTATGAGTTTAACGATTTTATTCAGGCAGTACATAGATGTTACAGGTTCTTACAGACAGATACAGTTGTTATAGACATTATATACATGGAGAACGAAAGACAGATAAAAGAAGCACTGCTTGAGAAATGGAAGAATCATAATCATATGGTTAAAAAAATGACGGATATTGTAAAGAAATATGGTTTAAGTCCGGCATCTAAAATAAAGCGGTTAGAGAGAAAGATGGGAGTTGAGACAGTGAAAGTACAGGGAAAGCATTATACAGCGGTAAATGATGATTGTGTTGAGGAGTGCAGAAGAATAGAAAGTAATTCTGTAGGACTTATACACACATCCATTCCATTCGGAAACCATTATGAGTATAGCGCCAATTACAACGACTTCGGGCACAATGAGAATACAGAAAGGTTCTTTGAACAGATGGACTTCCTTACACCAGAGCTTTTAAGGATTCTTGAACCTGGCAGGGTAGCAGCCATCCATGTTAAAGACAGGGTATTATTTGGAAATGCTACAGGAACTGGAATGCCTACAATAGAGCCGTTTCATGCACAGTGTATAGAACACTATATGAAACACGGATTTCAGTATTTTGGAATGATAACAGTTGTTACAGATGTGGTTAGAGAGAATAACCAGACATACCGCCTTGGATGGTCTGAACAGTGCAAAGACGGTTCAAAGATGGGCGTAGGCTGTCCTGAGTACATACTTCTGTTCAGAAAGCTTCCAACGGATAAGTCTAATGCATATGCGGATGATCCTGTAAAGAAAACCAAGGAAGATTATACAAGGGCACAATGGCAGATAGATGCTCATGGATACTGGAGAAGTTCAGGCGACAGACTTATAAGCAAAGACGAGCTTAAGGAATTTAATGTTGATGATTTACAGAGAGTTTACAGGGAATACAGTCGTTCCAATGTATACAGCTATGAAGAACATGTGAAGCTTGCGGAAGAGTTAGATAAAAATGATAAGCTCCCAGCCACATTTATGGTTGTCGCTCCCGGTTCATGGAATAACCTTGACGTATGGGATGATATAAACAGAATGAGAACACTTAATACAACACAGAGCAGACGCAGGCAGCAGATGCATGTATGCCCACTGCAGCTTGATATTGTTGAAAGAATCATTAACAGATACAGCAATGAAGGTGATATGGTTCTTGACCCGTTTGGAGGCTTAATGACAGTTCCAATGACGGCAGTAAAGATGAAAAGATATGGCTATGGAATAGAACTGAGCTGTGACTATTTCAGAGATGGTGTTGGATATCTTCAGGAAGCAGAGAATGAGATAGAAACACCTACGCTGTTTGACTTTATGGAGGCTTAATATGATAAACGGGGAATTAATAGTTGATAATTTCGCTGGTGGGGGCGGTGCCTCCACCGGAATAGAAGAAGCTACCGGCTTTAGTGTGGATATAGCAATTAACCATGATCCTAAGGCTATTGCAATGCATAAAGCAAACCATCCGAATACAAAGCATTATTGCGAAGATGTATGGCAGGTAGACCCAGTGCAGGCATGTAATGGGCATCCTGTGGGGCTTGCCTGGTTCTCTCCAGACTGTAAACATTTCAGCAAGGCAAAAGGCGGCAAGCCAAAGGATAAGAATATAAGAGGTCTTGCATGGGTAGCATGCCGATGGGCTGGACTGGTAAGACCTAGAGTAATCATGTTGGAGAATGTGGAAGAATTCAAGACATGGGGACCGCTGAATAGAGGACATCATCCGATAAAAGCAAAGCAGGGAAAGACATTTAATAAGTTTGTAAGCCAGCTGCAGGATTTAGGATATGAAGTGCAGTTCAGGGAGCTTGTGGCAGCAGATTACGGTGCACCGACAATGAGAAAGAGATTCTTTATGGTTGCAAGATGTGACAAGAAACCTATTATATGGCCAGAGCCTACATATGCACCGGCAGACAGCGAAGCCGTGAAAAAGGGACTGCTAAAACCTTATGTTGGAGCATATACGCAGATAGATTTTAGCAGACCATGCCCCAGTATCTTTGATACATCTGAACAGATAAAAGAGAAATATGGAATAAAAGCGGTAAGACCATTAGCACCCAAGACAATGGAAAGAATCGCAAGAGGCTTAAAGAAATTTGTTTTGGATAATCCAGACCCTTTTATTGTGCCTATTGGGTATGGCGAAAGAACAGGACAGTTGCCAAGGATCCATGATATCAATAAGCCATTACCAACCATTGTCGGAAGCGGCAAACATTATTTGTGTGCACCAACATTGATTCAATACCATTCTGAGACTGTTAATGGGGAGGTAAGAGGCCAGACGATAGATAATCCGGTTATGACTATAGATGGTTCTAATAGATATGGACTGGTTTTATCGAGTCTTATACAGATGAATAACCATTGTGACGGAAGAAATATAAAGAAACCTCTTCCAACGATAACAGCAGGCGATGGACATTTTGGAGAAGTAAGGGCATTTCTGGTTAAGTATTATGGAGATGCTACAGGACAGGATATTAAACATCCTCTTGATACAATTACCACAAAGGACCGGTTTGGTCTTGTAACCATAGAAGGGACAGACTACCAGATTGTTGATATAGGACTAAGAATGTTAGAGCCTAGGGAATTGTATGGGTGCCAGGGATTTCCAAGCGACTACATAATTGACCATGATTACACAGGAAAGACATATCCAAGAGCGGAGCAGGTTAAGAGATGTGGCAATTCTGTTAGTCCAATGGTACCAAATGCACTGGTAAGGGCTAACCTTAAAGAATTATGTATAGCGCAGAGAATGCCTAACTGCAGTATAAACGAGGAAAAGACAGGGCAATTAAGATTTGCCTAATAAGGAGAATGATTATGATTAAATGTGATAAAGGTAGAATTGAAATAAAAGGAACACCAATGGTACTTGTTGGAGAATTAGGAACAGCAATACAGACTGTATATAGAGCAATGCTTAATACAGGTATTGATAAGGTATTTGCTGAAGAAAGAATTAAGAAAGCCTGTGAGCTGGCACTTTTAACAGACAAAGAGCAGGAAGAGGTATCGAAAGACCTTGATAAAAAAATAGATGAAAAGTTGGATAAATTGGCTAATGCAATATTAAAGGAACTTTTTGAGGGAGGTAGTAATGATGGTCAATAGAGATTGTATAATGGCTAATCTTGAGCAGAGAGACTGTAAAGGACTTAAAGAACTGTATTGCGCCAAGGAGGATAAGCCTTGCCCATTCTATAAGCCGGCGGATAAATACAATAGAGATGGCAGCAGAAGGAGGAAGGCAAATGAAAAGACTTACAAGTAATAAAAATACATCTGATATGTCTATGATTGAACTGGCACATAATAGTTGCTATATAGATAATAAGCGTAATGCAAGATACAGAGATTACAATTTAGACATTGACAGTAGGCAGCTTGCAAGAAGTCTTATGAAAGATATTTGCAATGTAGATTTAACTGATTTATCAGATGAAGAATTTGAGGAATATATGGGTTCTATGCTTTCAGTAGAAATAGATAGTACAGTAGGACTTCTGGCATTGTTTTATCGTAATTTATGGGCGATAGCTGATTTAAGAGAAAAACTGAAAGAATATGAGGACTTAGAGGAACAGGGCAGACTTGTCAAGTTACCTTGTAAAATCGGAGATGATGTTTGTTTTGTTCCTAGTCAGGTCAATTACAAGCTGAACATATTAAATAGGCATAGTGAAAATAACAAAGTCTATCATCAGAAAGTAGAGAATTTCGTAATGACAAGGCGCGGCTGGTACTTAGAGTGTGATCAGGATGTTAAGTATGGAACAGGACATATTTTAACAGATAGGTTCTTTAATGAAACTTGGTTTCTGACAAAATCCGAAGCCGAAGCAAAACTGAAAGAATTGAGAGGTAAGAATGAATAAAAGAAAAGCAATATCTAAAAAAGTGAGACAATCTGTATATCTCATGTATAACGGGCATTGTGCTTACTGTGGTATAGAAATAGCTTACAAAGATATGCAGGTAGACCATGCAACACCGCTTAGGATAGGTGGAGCAGACGACATTTCAAATTACATGCCAGCTTGTAGGAGCTGCAACCACTATAAAGCCACTTTAGATGTCGAGGGATTTCGAAAGTATCTTTCAGAAATACATAAAAGGCTTATGCGTGACAGCATACCTTATCAAGTGGCGGAGCGGTTTGGTATAGTAAAGCATATGTCGGATAATGTGAAGTTTTATTATGAGAAAGTAGAAGGAGACGATTATGTGGAAAATAACAAAGAAAGACTGTATTGCAGTGGAGATAGAGAGGTGTCCGGATGAGCAGAAGACGACATAAGCACCTGAATGAATATACATGCTGTGAGCAGTGTTCTAACAGCGTGGCAGCAGACGGAACATATACATGCAATAGAAAGACGATAATAGAGAATTATATGCCAACAGAAGAATACTTCTGGTGCGATGGAGAGATGTTTATTAGGAGGGAGTATGAAAAATGAAATTAATAATAGAAATGCCAGAGGAATTTGAAATACATTTTATGCAGGATAAATTTGAAGATTTCTTTATAAGAATCATTGGGGATATGAGTAGAAATGTTCCTAGTTTATGTGGAGTTGACGAGAAGGAGATTGCTGAAATGTTTAAAACAGCATTTTTAAATAGTAAAGTAGTCAATAATGATGTCAATGAAGCTGCAGATTATCTTGAAAAAGGAAAGGAAAGAAATAAGGCTATAGAAGATTCGAAAAGGGCTGTGGCAAAGGCAATATGTATAGGGTGCGGATATCTCAAAGAGACAGAATGTACATATACTGGCAAGAATTGTGGAACTAGCAAACCAATGTTAGAAGTAGCCATGAAAGCATTAGATAAATTAAAGGCAGGTGGTTTATAATGCTAACATTGCCAATTCAGAAGAAATGGTATGATATGATTCTTTCAGGAGAAAAGAAAGAAGAGTATCGGGAAATAAAAGAATACTACGAAACAAGATTCCAGAATCTGTTTGGAGCAATAACTATATATCCATCAAGTTTCTTTTCAGATAGAAGCAAATATGAACTGTTGCAAGGAGAGGCAGTACCAGAGGAGATAAGGAAAGACAGCATTCAGGAGATTATTTTCCGTAATGGATATAGCAAGGATTCTAAAGCAATAAAAGCCAGCTGCAGATTAAGGATTGGAAAAGGGAGACCAGAGTGGGGAGCTGAACCAGATAAGCAGTATTATATTTTGGAAATCTTGGATAAGGAAAAACTGGCAGCAGATGAGAAGAGGGTAGGTGATGAACAACTTGAAAAATAACAATATTAAAGACCTTCTTAAGCAGTACAATGACTTAGTTAAGGAGAAACAGGAAATACAGGCCGCGATTGATAAGATACAAAGAGAATTGGATAAAATGGAAGCTGAAGGATATACGGAAAAGGATAGTGTTACAGGCGGAGATGGAGGTAAGCAGCATTTTGTTGTAGAAGGCTTCCCTTATCCGGCATATTCACACAAGAAGACACTTCTTCTAGTGCGACAGCGGCAGCAGATAGACATTAAAGAGAAAATAGACACTCAGATTAACCTCATAGAAAAGTGTGTAAATGAAATTGACAACAGTAGAATGAGGCGGCTTATAACATTAAGATACATAGAAGGCTTATCCTGGGTGCAGGTAGCAAGAAAGATGGGAAAACACCACACAGCGGATGGTTGCAGAATGGCAGTAGAAAGATTTTTAGCAAAAATTTAAAGTTTGTTCGCTCTGTTCGTTTTGTCTGTGTTAATATCTAAACTGGACAAGATGGATGAGGTAAAGCATAATTTCTCCTTAATTAAATACCCCTGATGAGGCACTGGCTTAATGCTGGTGCCTTTTTATATGCAAGAACAGAAAATGTTAATAAATGTTAATAAAAGGCAGGTGATAATATGTTAAAGCCAAAACAGATAAAATGCTTACAGTTGCTGGTTAGAGGGGACATGACGGACAAAAAAATAGCAGAGGCAATTAACATTTCACCGAAGACATTATGTGAGTGGAAAAAGAACTGTGAGGAATTTCAGAGAGAGTACAATAAGATGATGCGTTCTAATCTGCAGTATGCTGCACCAAAAGCATTTAGAAAGCAGATTAGATTGCTAGATTCTCACAATGATATGGTGGCTCATATGGCTGCTAAAGATATTATGGATAGAGCAGGATTTAATCCGATTGAGAAAATAGATGCTAATGTTAATGATTCTGTAAAGAACGAGCTTGCAGAGCTTCTTGCTCAGCGTAAGGCAAGGGGTGAGCCTGATGCTTCTAAGTGATAAGTATTGGGATTACATAGATACACCAGCAAGAGCAGAATTCCTTGAAGGTTCTACTGCATCAGGTAAGACAACAACAGTTGCCGTGAAGTTTATCATGAATGTAGCAGAATCAGATATGAAGCTGCATGTTATAGCCGGCAATACGACAGGTGTTATCGAGAAGAATATCATTAACGCAGATATGGGACTACTGCAGATATTCCCTAATTTGGCATACTGTGGTAATGGCGATAAAGAAAATAAACTTCCACATATTAAATTCAAAACTGGCAGCAGTACAAAGATAATATATATTCTTGGTTACGATAATGCCAGCAAGTGGAAGAATGCCTTGGGTTCACAGTTTGGATGTGTGTGGGTAGATGAGTGCAATACA